CGAGAAGCTCGACGTCGCCCAGGGCCAGCTCGACCAGCTCGAAGAGGACGCTGCCAACTGACCGACACCGAGGCCCCCCACCCGATTTGGGTGGGGGGCTCCGCTGTGCTGGGGGGCGGCAGACTGTGATCGGAGTCACGCTCTGGGAGGACTCCCCTCAAACGCCCGCGAGGCGGCCGGTAGGGCTGGCCCCGGGCGCTCAAAGGCCCTAGCCCGTGCTCCCAAATCCGGCGACGCCCCGGAGGGACTCGCCGTCTACGACTTCGCTAGCCCAAACCGGCTGCGGGGTCACGGCGGGCAGGAGGATCATCTGCCCCAGCCGATCGCCCGGATTGACCGTGTGCGTCGCCCCGCTGACGTTCCAGATCCCGACGAACAGCTCGCCTCGGAAGCTGGGATCGATCACGCCGGGCGTCACCCACAGGCGGTGTCGACGCATCGTGGACGACCGGTTGGTGATGTAGCCCCACAGGCCGGGCGGGATATTGCAGATCACCCCGCTCGGCACGTCGCGAAACTGCATTACCGGGACGACCACCCGCTCAGATGCGAACAGATCCAGGCCCACATCGTCCTGATAGCCGCGCATCGGCAACCTGGCCGTGGGGGCTTGGCGTACGAATCCGACCTGGTGTCGAGGGGCGACGTCGGGCATGGAGACATTGAGCCAGGCGACGGCACTGGCGATCCGGTGAGTAACGCAGGCGCCTCGGGACTCAAAGCCGCGTAGAGCGACGGATTCGTCGATGTCGGATACGATAGCCACAGGTATCCCATGCAGGATCGCCCACTCAATCTCGGCGGGCACCCCGATCGTGGGCACGCCGCGTGGTAGGAAGGCCAGCACCCCATCGACGGTGGACAGGACCGCCCGATTGACGTCCTCGGGACCAGTTCCGCCTTTGGCTCCGGAGAAGGCCAGCGCGGGTTGATAGAGGGTCCATTCAGCGGGAACCGGCCAGCTCGGCGGCTCCGTGCCCTGGGCCTGGTCGATCGGCTGGGCGACGTAGACTAGAAAGCTCATTGGTCGCGCAGCTCCCTGTAGATCTCGGCCCAGGCCTCGGGATCGGCCTTCTGCTTAGCCAACCACTCGTCCCAGGTCCCCGCGTGCTCGATGTGCTCGGCCATGCGCTCGTGTCCGACTACCAGATGCGCGACAATATCAATCGCTTCGCGAAGTGCAAAGCCGGTAAGCCCGGTCGCCAGCGGTACGCAGATCCGCTCGACAGAGCTGTGACTGATGTCGTGCTCGCCCCACCAACTGGTTGATTCAGCCAGGGCTCCCACCTGCGCTCGTACCACGCGCGCCAGTCCGCAGATACGCTCCGAACGAACCGGGTTTCGCTTGTGGGGCATCGATGTCGAGCCCCACTGCTCCGACGCGAAGTGCTCCGCCAGTTCACCGTGCGTCGCCCCCAGCCGGATCTGCAGGGCCAGATGCTCGATCGCGCCCATCAATCCGGCGACCGAGTTCATCCAGGCGACAAGTCCGAGTCGGTCGTTAGCTTGGGCTTTTCGCCATCGGCCAGGGGACAGGCCGAGCAGGGCACCCAAACGGGCCGAGTCGTGCACTTCGGCAGCCCCAATCGGACCGCCCAGCACAAGCTCGGTAGCACCCGGGGTCGCGGCATCGAGTGCGAGAGCGGCTTTGGCGATTCGGTCGGTCCAGACACCTACTTGCCTCCCAAACGTATCCGGCTCCGCAAACACTCCGTGGGTGCGGCTGGCACGGGGGGTACCCGCATGTTGGATTCCCAGCAACTCCAAAGCCCGGGTTAGGAGCTGGGCTTCTCGACAGAGGCATTGTGACACATCAAGCACAGCCAGCGCCTGCCCTGCGTCGACAAGGTCACTAGAGCTAAGGCCCCAGTGCGCACGAGTGGCGCCCCGCACCTCTCGCAACCAGCGTACAAAAGCGCCCACGTCGTGACGGGTGATCGTCTCGTACTTGAGGATCTGCTTGATGTCACTGCCGTCGATCTCCTCCCCGAGCAATACGGCGGTCTCGGCGTCACCGGCCGCAGTGGCAGCCGCCCACTCGACCCGAAGCCAGTAGGGGTATTTGCCCGAGTGGGACCAGGCGTGATCGATGACGGGATGGGTGTATCGGCTCATGGCCATTCACCCGTATCCCGCACGCGACGGACCATCATCGAATAGACGGTCATGTCGTGCCAGGTGTCGTCACTCGGCTTTCGGCCCGACGCGATGGCGCTCACCGCACGGGCGATCTTGCCGAGCTGGTAGAAGACGATCCCGATTTCCTCGTCCGAGACGACGCCCGGTGCGATCCCGATCATCCCCCGCATCGTCGACCCGATGATCCTCAGGTCGAGCGAGCCGTACTCCTTGGCCTTGATCTCGGCCGGTGCCACGTCGTCGGCGGACACTTCGGCCCACCAGCCGCTCAAATCAGACGGCATTGATGCTCACTCCCATGGTTTGAGTGTAGGGACCAGTGCCGATCATGTCGATCGGCTGGCCCAGTTCCTTCTCACGCTCGTGGAGCCAGTCCTTGGCTCGGTCGCTGAGATCCGCGTACTGGGTCTTGCCTGACACCTCCGGGAATAGGTGGTCTAGCATGGTCATTGCGACGCGGAGCGCGGGAGAAGGCGCACCGTTGGCGGCCATCGCCGCGTACGCGAGGTCAGTGTCCCATTCTCCGACTCGGCGCACCCGTTTAGTGACGGTCGTAAACTCCTCGGGCAGACCCAGCTCGTTCCAGGAGGTCTCACCACGCAGGGGGCCAGAGTTGCCAGCGACGCGAATCGGTCTAGTCCGAAAGACTACCCAGACTTCGATGTCTGAGAGCGACCACCTCCACGGCGAGACGCCCGCTTGCGCCAACATATCCACTGCACGTGCATCCCCCGAGGTGCAGAACGGATAGTGCCCCGCATGTAACCCCAATCCAAAGCCTTGAGTGCCTTCGATGATGACGTCGTGACCCGTGGTGTGCCAGTCCTCGACCAGATCCGCGACGGTGGTCGGGTTGTGCAGCGAGCCCGCGAGATCTGCTGTTCGCCAGACCCGGTCGGCCCGAGCCGCACCCACACCTTTGGCCGTGGAGCCGAGTCGCTCGTTGAGCGAGGATTGCTGCTCAGTCGTGATGTGGCGGTCTTCGAGGAGGGTGGCCTGCGGATCCACCCACAGGCGGCTCGCGATCTCGTAGCCAGCCTCCTCTAGGAGGTTGATCTCGTCGAAGAGGACTTCGGGACTGATCTCACTCCCCGCAGCCAGCGCCAGCATGGCTCGGGGGTTGAGAAAGCCAACGGGCACGTGTCGCAGCTTCCACGTTCTCCCAGCGGCATCGACGACCGTGTGTCCGGCATTCGGTCCCCCGACGCGCACGACCAACGGTGCTGTCGAGTCGAGGGCCAATCGCGCCGTGACCGCGCCTTTGGCTTCACTTCCATACTGTCCACCGACCACCACTTTTAGTCGACTCATGCCACGCCTGCTCTCTGCATCTCCAGTTGGACAACATACCTTAGCCCGTGTGCTTCCGCGTCGCGCGCATGCTTGCCGTGCCCGATTGATCTGACCAGCCGCGCGCTGAGATCGCGGTTGTCGTAGATCTCCTTGAGCTTGGAGGCCTGCGGCTTCTCGAAGGGGATATTGTGTCGCCGCGCGATGTGCGCCAGAGCGCCGATCATCTGCGGAGTGAACAGCTCGGAGTGGGACATCTGCGCTGATAGCCAGGGATAGAGCGTGAATCGCTCAACGACCAGCAGCTTGATAACCGCGAATCCGGCCAGGTCCCAGACCGTGTCGATGCACTCGTCCGGGGTCATTTCGACAGCGGCGGTGCACACCTCCCCATCCCACGAGGCGTAACCCACGTGTTTGTCTCCCGGATCGATCGAGATCCAGAAGTCGGGAAGTGTGCACCGTCGCATGGCAGACTCCGGTTGTTAGGGTTCGATTTGGAGGGTCACCGTGATGGGAGCGGACCGGACCTTCATCCGGAGGCGGACCACGCCCCAGTCCACCTCGGTGGGGGGCTCGACCTCCATCCCACCCTCCTTGTTGCGGAGGTGGGTGACGATCAGCCTGGCCAGCCGGAGGGCCAGTTCGCGCTCCCGGTTATGGATTTCCTCGGTAGCTCCCACATTACCTCCAGAAGTGTGCCACGTCGACGACGACGCGGTTATGATTCTTGCCAGGGCCGGGCAGGGTGAAGGCGCGGAACGGCAGGCGTGCCCGGACGCCCAGCCCGAGGGATGTCAGGCCTTCGAAGTCGCCAGCCAGGACGAGCGCGCGGAAGGTCCGGAATCGCCGGTTGATCCG